AGGTCCTGAAGACGCAACGTCTTGGCACGAGTAGTTGCCAACAGCATCGTCGAATCATGGTTGAGGTACATGCGCACATTGTTCTTGGAACGCAACGACTTCTTGAACGCACCAGGCAAGATTCGTTCGGTGAATGGCAACGGTTCTGAGTCAGAGTTGAACACGGCCGCATACCCACTGAACGCCATGCCGTCACCGGCTGGACCCTCACGCAACTCAAACTGATTGACAGTGAGGCGGCGGGTCTCTATCTTCTCGGTCATGGGAGACAATGCTAGTCCGAAGCGGATACTACTTGTCTAGAAGTAGTTGAGACAACCGTGCCAAAGTCTTGAAGTATCCGAGGCGGGCTTCTTCGTCACGGATGCGTTGAGCTTGACGCTCAAACCATTGCATCGCTGGACTTGGGTCCAACGGGTTGATTCCCCACAGGTAGAACGCAACTGCACCAGCACCGGGGAAGTTGTCATTGTCTGGATCAGAGTTCTGTGGAGCTTCGAGGTCTACCAGGTGTCTTGCTCCCCAAGCGTTTGCACGAATGACTTTATCCTCGCTGATTCTTCCCGCAGCCATGTCACGGGCTTCACGAACAGTTCTTGCCACAAGACCGTCACCAGCAAGTCCCTGCCCGTAATAGTCCAAACCTTTGCGGGCAGCCGCTCGAACATACTCAGGAACATCGAAGGAGAGTTGACGGTAGATGTTGATGCCTGGGTCGTAGTATTCGGCGTCTTCACCGCTGATGTTGCCGGTCTGAACAGTTTGCCCTGGATTGTCATTGGGTAGCCCTTCTACTGGTTCCCATGCGTTGCAGTAGTACGAGGGTGCGACGAGTGCATCCCAGCGTTTGCAATAGAAGTCTTTGTAGTAGCCGCAGTTGCCACAGTTGTGGTTCGCAGGCACGTCGGCTGATGAGGCGGGGCGATAGTTGGTGGGCAGTTCCCGATCCTCCATGTCGTCCTCGTCCTCGTCCTCGTCCTCGTCCTCGTCCTCTGGTTCTTCCAATTCGCCGATGCGAGTCAGTGTGGAGAACTTGTGGCCGACGATGACATCGGTATCTTCCCAGCCACCTTCGACTTGTTGATAAATCTGGATGAGGGCAACCGGGTCATCTTCAGTCGCTTCCAACTCGAAGTCGGTGCCAGGTACACGCACGGTGCCTGAGCGGAAGATTTCTTGAATTTCTCCACGAGCACGACCACCAGACGAATTCCACGACACATAGTCACCCACCATCAACTCATCAGGTGCAGCACGTTCGCCACCCGGCTCCATGTCCTCAGCAATTGACACGGCCACCATCTGGTCAATCGCAGCTTGCTTCGTCGTATGGCAACCGATGACTTCGCCATCTTCCTTGATGGTTGCCCAACCTGAACAATCAGGTGAAGAGTCGGTGATGAAGTAGGGCATCAGGGAGTGATGTGCAACCAGGAGACGGTATGACCAGTTTTGCTGGAGATTGCGTAGATGACGGTGTCGGCATAAATCGTCAACTCAACATCACCACCTTTGGGGATGCCGTGACCAGTTGACGTTGTAATTGCCTCACCGCCGACGTACACCGTGTCGGTGTTGTCCTGATTCACGACGTGAATCACACCAGGCTGAGCACGAGACGGATTCAATACCGTCGCAACAGTTCCAACAGACGCTTGACCTTGATACACAGCCATGATTTACCTCAGAGCATCAACATTACTTGCAAGTCGTCCTCTTCGGCAGAGAACGTGATTTGGCCACCAGCCGACGCAGACATCCCCACGAAGATCGGAGTGCAATACGCCTCCACCACCGCAGGCACAACAACAACCTCATCCTCAACTTGGACGACAACTGCTTCAACTTTCTTGCGTGGCTTTGGACGTGGATACCAATACGGTGTTCCGCCGCCACCCGTCGGCTCAGGCTCCGGTTGCGGCTGAGGCGTCACCGACCCAACAGCCGACGCAACCAACCCACCCAACACACCAGACGCAGACCCAATCTCCGACGCCACACCCACCGCAGACGCATCCACACCACCCAGAACAGCCGTCGCCGAACCGACCACCGTCAGAGTGCCACTAGCACTCGATGACGCTTCTCCAAGCCCCGCAGACGCCGATGCGACGATTGTGACACCACCAGCAGCCGATGCCGACAACCCACCCAACTCAGCGACCCCGTCACCGAAATCCTCAATCGTCACCTCGCTGACATCAGCGAACAACTCACCCAACGGAGCATCAGCCACACCCGACACCACCGGCGTCACCGTCCCCGTTGCCGACGCAACCAACCCACCGAGGCTCGATGCACCCGTAGCGGTAGTTGTGAAGTTCGTGCCGTCAAGAACACCTGACGAATCAAGCGTCGAGGTATCAAGGACGAACGCTGGTGATGGGCCGCCGAGTCCGACGTCAGCGTCGTCTAGTTCCGACTGGTCGAGGTAGAACCGTGTGACCACGGGTGCCTACTAGGAGGCGATCGTCAGTGAGACGGTGAGTGACCCTGATGCGATGGTGAACGTGTCGCCTGCCGTGTAGGCGTTGGCGGTGATTGTTCCTGAGAACAGGAAGTTCCCTGCTGAGACGTTGTCCCATGCGGTGAAGTGTGTGGCGTCTTGCGACCCGGCGATGTTCGTCCAGGTGAGTGCGGAGTCAGATGTGAGCGTGCCAGATGATGCAGCCGAGAACGACGCTTCTTTGCGGGTCGTTTCCGTTGCCGGGTTTGATGTGCCTGCTGCGCCTGGATCACCGACATGCAGTTTCACATACACGGCGGCCACGGCGAAAGTGTCATTGTTGCCCAAAGCGTCAAGCCACTGGTCTGCGAGATAGGAGCTGATTCCCGTTGCCATTACTGCTCAGGCCTTTCCGTGATGTGCAGGATTCGACCATCAGCGTCACGCTCCACGGTACGCACGACGGTGCGCTGCTCCGGCACATTCACATTCACCACCGTCTCAGGAACATTCACGACCGGGGCTTCGACACGGACTTGAGGTTGCGACACATGGATGATTTGTTCAGGCATGTTCACATTCAACTCACGCTTCGAGTTGACTTCATACGCAGCTTGCGGGTCGGCTGGGCTTACGGTGGCCAACGGCTGCAACTGTGTTGACGGCAACCCTGTGTGCTCGATTGGGTCAATGCCCAAGTACGCCAACACACCCGATGGATTGAATCCAGCAAGAATGAGTCGTTGTGCAATCAGCGACTTGCGATCCAAGTCAGCGAGGTTCGCAGCCGTGATGTCAATGTTGGTGAGCGGTACTCGATAGACGTCGCCACCTTCAATTGGTGTCATGTCCTCGAATCGTCGCACATCATTCACTGACAGATAGCCGTTGTTGAGACCTGACTGGTATGAGGCATTGCGTGCCTGAATGTCGCCACGCAGAAGACCTGCGGTGGAGAATCGGATGAACGCACGACCAGCCAAGAGCACGCTGTACTCGGACTCGACCTTCGCCAAGATTGGCGTCAACGAGTGAACAAGGAACGAGAGGTTGTTGGCCTCCACGGACGCATAACTCATCGCACCGGGTGTGGTCACACCAATCATGGATGGAGGTACACGGAAGATGCGTGCAATCTCCTCCACCGCAAACTGGCGAGACTCAATGAACTGCGAATCGTTCGGGCTGACACCCGTCTTCTCAAACGTCGCACCACCAAACAAGATGCCTGGGCGATGCGAACGACGCAAACCCTTGTGACCATCCTCGAACGCATCCACAAGATTCTTGGCCTGCTCACGAGACAGGTTGCCGGGGAACTGGATGATGCCGGAAGTGTTGGAACCTTGACCGAAGAAGCGGGCTGCGAACTCTTCCAATGCACGAGCCAACCCGAGGTTCTCTTTCACCAAGTCGATGCGGGACTTGCCACGCATCTCACCCGGCAGAGTCAAGTCACGAATGTGGATCATGTCCACATCCTCGATGCGGTCACGAGCTTCGTAGACGTAGAAGATGCGACCGTTGTTGTCACGACGCACCTCAGTGTTCTGAGGATTCAACACGACCAAGGCGAGCACTTCGCCGTCCTCGTCACGGATGATGCGAGTGAACGAGTTGCCATTCAACAGCAACGAAACAATCACCTGCTGGAAATGGTCCTCCTTTGTGACCCCGATGTCTGGTGCGTCAAGCCACGCTGGGCGTGGACGATACTGAAGGCGCACACCTTCCTGCCGGATGTAGGCATCGACGGGGAGTGTGGAGATGGTGTCGGCAATCAGCCGAACGCACGCATACACCGTCCCAATCTTGAGAGAGTCATCCTGCGTGACATACACGCCAGAGTTCGTGGTGAAGGTGTATCCGTCGCCGAGTGCGAACAACGACTGGAACGAAATCGCACGATTCTCGTCGTCACCTCCACGGCCAACAAGACGGTCAACAATCACTTGTCATCATCCTTCGTGATACGAGCCAAACTCCACGCCGAGATGAACGTCGCCACACCAATGACAGCCAACCCCAATGCTGGAGTCACCAACCATCCTGCAACCACGAAACACACCAATCCAATCAGTTCGAGCACGAGCACCTTCATTCCAACCTCCTATGGTAGTTCACTCAGCCTAATCACACTACGAAGAACCCAGGCTCAGCGACCGGTTCAGGTGTGGTAGTGGCACGATCCGACGCCATCGCCAACGCAATCACAGCGTCAATCTTCCGCTTCGACTTACCCTTCGACAACGTCCACCCGTTGTCCTTCACCTTCTGCGCAGCCGACAACACCTGGTCAGAAAAGATTGGATTTCCGTCGTGCGCAAGTTTCTGATTCACAATCAGCTCATACAGATTCCCGCACGCAGGCACCATACGTTGCGGAGACTGCGGATACTCCACCATCGGAAACCCATCCTCAGCCAACGCCTCAGCCGTCCGCTGAAAGAACGCCGGGTCATACGCAATCTCCTGCAAGTCATACTGCTGCGCAATCTCACGCAAATACGACTCCACCGCAGACACATCCAACACACCACCATCCGGCAACCACACCTTCGCACGAGCCACCACCTTGCCCTCCACATGCTGAACCAACACCACCGCAGTCGTGTCACGCTTCAACGCCATGTCCACCCCAACCCACGTCGGCGCACCAGGCACGAGATCGAGCGTTGAACGGCATAGCTCCCAGGCTCCCTGTGGCAGCCACGAATCTGCGGCCGTGCGAACCCACTGATTCAGACGGTACCTACGCACGCTCACCTCGGACGTTTGACGAACCGCAATCTCCATGTCCTCCGGGTCAAGCAGACCCTCAGCCAGATTCGGATTCGCCTCCAACCAAGCAGCACGATCATTCAAGTCGCAACCCTCAGCCGCCTCCCACCACCAGAACCCGAACGTCTCATCGTCAATCTCCCCACGACACACCTTCTGGCCGTACCCGTACAACATTCCACAAATGCTCGTCAGGTCATACCCGGCAGTCGTGATGGCCACAATCTGCGGATCACGACGAGCACCAGAACCGAGCGTCAACGCATCCCAGAGTTCTGAGTTCGGTTGAACGTGCAACTCGTCGAACACCACCGTTGACGGGTTGAGACCCTGCTGCAACTTCGCATCACTCGACAACACTCGATACACGCTGTGCGTAGACGGAACCTCAATCGCATCCCGATACACCTTGCAAATCCCCGACAACGCAGGAGACTGCTGCACCTGCCACTTCGCCTCATCAAACACCACACGAGCCTGACGCCTATCACCCGCAGCCGAATACACCTCAGCCCCATGCTCACCCTCAATCAACCCATACAGCGCAATGAGAGAACCGATGAGAGACTTCCCGTTCTTACGACCCAACCCAATCACGCTGCGCTTATACCTCAACAGCCCATCAGCCCGACGCTCATACAAAGCGTTGATGAGCTGCCGTTGCCACGGAGTGAGTTCCAACGCCTGCCCTGCCCGTATCCCTTTGGATACATGCATGAAAGTCTCCGCAAAGTCGGCGACCTTCCCACCCTCAGTCCGCTGATACCTGCTCAACGTCGACCACCTTGGTGTTGCGACGGCGGAAGTTGTCAAGCTCATTAGCAACCCTTATCTCGGCGAGACCGAGCCTCGCCCGGTCAGACGGTGTGAACCCCAACAACGATAGCCACGCCGTGATCTGCGCATTGAGTTCCGACTTCTGCTTGATAAGCGGATGAGTCACCAGTTGACCGTTGGCCGTCTCATAGAACCAGCGAGTCACATCCGAACCCTGCCACTGCTCAATCAACGCCACCTGCTCAATGGCAGCACACAACTTCTGCACCAGCGCCGAGTCATGCTTCTCCGACAAGTGACGTCGACCCGCATCCCAGAACATCGTCCAATAGGCACGCCCATACTCGCCCAAGCCCTCCGGCGCAACAGGCAGATCATTCAGGCTGATGGTTGCCAGGGCGAACTCAGGCACCGGCATCGCAGCCAACCCGTTGCGAACCCGTGCGCCACGCAACCGTTTCTTCTCAATCGGTTCACGCTTCTTGCCACGGCCTGCGCCGGTCG